CCACGCTGCTAGTCTTTTGGTCCCATACTCGTCAAACACCGTAGGCCACATCATACGATATGGACCCGGTTATACCGGTGGCAAGAGGATTTTTATAAGTCAACATCACAGTGTCTATTACTGGCGCTGTTGAATCATCTAAGACGGTGTTACTGCTCTTAGACACGCTGAATTCAAAATTGGTCATTGTGTTTCCTCCCGGTGATATCAATGTGTTAGGTGAATATGTAAAATTGTCTAGTATTGAAACGTCACTGCCGTGACTGGCAGGACTGAGATCGTCACCGATGGCAATAATTAGTTTACCGTATCTAGTGTGTTCTCCTAGCTTTAGACAGTAATTGATCTCTGTGAATTTATTCTGCGCAGAAAATGCTGCTAGAGGTGTAAAACTATCTGACAAATATATCAGAGCATAATTTTTGTCAACTAAGGTCACTCCTGCGCTGTTATATACTTCTGAGAACGCTGCCGTGGAGGCGCCAACACTAACAGATTGCTGTCGATTGCTTGAACAGTCTACCAATACATTTCCTATCATCTCGCCAAAATAAACCATGTAGTCGTTGGGGTTGGCACTGTTACCTAACCCGTTACCAACATTGAAAAATTTTGCTCTTTGTATTAGTGTGCCTTGGCCAGCAGTGGCTCTAAAGGCCTGATTGAATATTTCCTGAAACTCACAGTCATTGATCTGCCATCGGGTGCCTTGTGTAGCCACTCCTTCAACATAAATCGCTGTGTCGTTGACAAAAAATTCACAGTCTTGAAATCTTATATCTGTATCGAAGACTGCGTTTTGTAGACATTTTATAGATATGGCATTTTCTTGAAACACACATTTTTCAAAAGTCACATTGGTAGTTCTTATACCAACTAGAGTATTTTGCCAAAACACAGCTGCTGGTGCTGTTGCTATGACAGTGGTGTTGCCTAGAGCATAACTGCCAAGAAATTTCACAGCATTAAATTCGCTGTCTGCTACACCAGACAAGGTTAACTGTCCAGTAGTGCGTTTGATGGTAAAATTACTGAAGTGGAGATTAGTAGGTCGGTTGGTGCTGTTGAAATCCCCTAGATCGAGACCTTGACTGGTTATAACTCTTATGTTGTTACTTCCGATATTCAGCACAGCACCATGTTGAGTTTCTCCACGGAGAATTACTCCGCTAGGCACATCAAGGTCGCTGGTAAAAAGATATTCACCATTGGGTATTAACAGTGTTTTCTTATAGATGTCGTTGGCATTTCTAAACAGTTCTGTGAACGCAGTTTCAAATGCTGCCACACAGTCTGTGCTACCATCTCCTACAGCACCGAAATCTGCTACACTCACTGTTTCGTCTAATTTGTTCTGCAGACTTCTTGGTATGCTGAGACTGATCGCGGTGTCATCACTGGCAAATCGATAGCTGGAAGCCAGCTCTAATATGTTGTCATGTTCGGTGAGAACTTTGGTGTTGCCCACATACGGAGCACCTTCTAATACGCTGCCGTTACCTATAAACAGTTCTTGGGAATCTATTGCCCACGCAAATTCAGCAGAGCTTAATTGTGGAATGCCACTGTTGGAGTTTTTTTGGCCTCTTCTGACCTGGATTTTCGAGATTTGGACAACGGCCACTTTGATATCCTCTATGTTCTATAGAGTATTTATCTTCCTAGGGCGTAGTATTCCTCTACCTTTGTAAGCCAAGCATCTTGCCACTTGTTAAAGTCTGCAGGTTCTAGTGTAAACTGTTGATATTGAAAATCACGACTGCACATAAAAATAACACCTTTTTTAATGTCTGTGCCGTAGACTTCATTATGTGCTAATATATAGGCCATTAGTTGTAGGTAATAGTCTTCTACCCACTCTGCTTTCTTAGGCTTGTTGGTCTGCTTGTGATCCATAACTGCAGGCTCGCCTTCATGCACACCCACAAGGTCAGTGGTTCCGGAAAACAGTCCTGGAAAGTAAAGACTCTGCTCCATGGCCCATACTTCGCTGACTTTGCTGAGTCCGTTCTCGATAATAACATCGGCCATTTTATTGGCCTGAACATGCACAGGTGCATTACCGGGCTGTCGCTGCTCGCCAACAATAAATCGTTCTAGGTTGGCATGCATGGCAGTGCCTACTCCGGCAGCTTCTGTGGTGATCTGCTGTGCTTTGGCATGCCCGATTCTATCTCGCCATTCGTTTAAATGTGTCATGTCCTTGGTGGCTGACAGAATGGTTGTCACACTAGGAAGGCTTTCTCCGTCAGGTGTTAGATACACTCGTTTGCGTGTGACCGGATCGTTGATCTGTTTGCAGTTTTTATATTGAATGCGTTCAATGAACGGAGGGGGAGTAAAAGTAGTAGTCATCCTGTATATATTACAGGAATAATATTAGTTTGTCAAGCCTGAGCAGCTAATTGTTGTGGGGCAGCAGATGCTGCCATTTTGTCCACTGCATCTTGGCTGGTCTGACCTTGTTTAACAGGAGTTTGTGTGTCTTTGTCTGTGCCAGGCACATTCAGCTCAATGCCATCAGCATTGAAGTTTTTCACTAGACTCTGTATGATTGGACTGGAGTCATAGATGCTTTTGAAAGTTTCATAGTCAGCACCCATTTCAAATCCGCTGCGGTCTGCAATCTGCTGTAGACTCTTCCAATTTAATTTGGCCGCTTGTTTTTTAGAGGATGACCTACCTACAAAGTTTTTGAGTATCATCACAAACTTGTCGAGGTTGGCATCTGTGTCTACAAATTCAAAAAATCTCATCCTAGTTCTGCCAATTGTTTTTGTAAGTCTGTAAGTTCTTGTTGCTTTTGTTTAATAGCATCTTGAACCTGTTTCTTTTGATCTTGTCGATCTTTTGCTGCCTGTGCTGCCTGTGCTGGATCCATGCCGCCACCCGCAAGTCCGCTGACTTGTGCTGCTTGACCAACTGCTTTGGCTCCTTGTGATGCCACATTGCCTACAGCCTTTGCACCTTGTGACACTGCACTGCCGACTCCTTTAGCAAGAGCAGCACCGCCTCTAAGTGCGGCACTACCCAATGCAGCTGCTCCTCGAGCCACGCCGCCCGCTACTGCTCCCAACACCGGTAGAATTTCGTCTAGCTGTTGTTGTTCTTTAGCGGAAGTGATTTCATCGAGTCGCATTAGCCTGCCAATACTTTTAGTAGACTGCTGCTGCGGTTAATGCTTTCGCGCTGCTCACGGCCTGCATCGCCTAGACCGCCTGCTGCTGGTTCTGCTGCGGCAAACTCATCTTCTCCGCCGATGTCGCCCATTTCGTCACCCATGTTCATAGCATCTGGTTCTGCTGGACCCATTTCATCACCACCCACTGCAGGCTCTCCGCCTAGCATCTCTGCGCCTTGCTCTTCACCGGTGAGCATTCTCACTCCTGTGCTGAGTGTTTCTCTAGTGGTTTTAAGATTTTCCAGCGCCTGTTGAATTGCTGGTGCCACTGAACTGATAAAGTTCTTGGCTTGATCAGCACTCATTTCGTCGCGGATGGAATCACCTAATTGTAATAGGGTGTCATTCTCCATGCCTGACAGTTCTTCAATCCAACGACTGACTCTGTCAACCATGGTCTTTGCTGTGACGATCGCAGACGCTTGCTGGATTTCACCTTCTCTTAAATTACTCATATTGTCTCCTGTTTTGACTGACTCATTCTTTTCTTTGTTGTGTTGCTTCCATGCTGTAGCATAAGCAATGCCTTTTTCTTTCTTGGATAACTTGCCATCATCAGCATACCCTTTCTTGATATGCTTGACCATACGCTCACCTTTGGCTGTTGGCGGTGCTGATTCTGTTTCGATACTTTCAGTTGGGTTCTCGCCTGTGATAGAAACAGTCCACTGTTTGCCTGTAGACTCGCTCTTTTTAGCAGCCCACGCTTTTAATTGCTGGTAGTGTTGTTTTTCTCTGTCGTCGTCAGCATACTGGCCACGACCTTTAAATACTTTCCACTTCTTGCCGTTGATAGAAACAGCAAAGTTATTTGGAGGCTCTGTGTTGCCTTCGTCCCAATCTTCTGGATCTCTTACACGTTCCATTTCGATACTTTCGTAGTCTTCATCTGAACCAAAGCCTGCCGATGCTAAGGCATAGTTGTCATCAGTTTCGCCGCCTTCGTCGTCTGAACCACGATCGCCATAATCAGCTTCGATGTTGTCTAACATACGATCATAAATTTGTTCAAAGTCATCGTCACCGTGATAGCCGGTATCAATAGTGATATCGTCATACATATCTTGCACAGCTCGTTCGATTTCTTTGCCAAACTTCCCCATTTGTGCATCGTAAAGCATGTCATACCCAGCGTCTGGATCATTGGCAACTTTTGTCAAAAATTCTTCAACTTCTGGACTGCGACCTTCTAGTTGTGTGTTGTCAACAATGTGTTCTTGACGATCCATTAGTTCTGCAACAATGGCATCATGCATGAACTGTGCCTGTGTTAGGGTTTCGTTTTCGATGGTTTCATTGAAGCCGCTTTCTTGTCGTGCTGTATGTATTTGTGTACGTAATTTGTTACGTGCATCTTCTAGCTTGGGAGTATCAAAACTCTCCAGGTCTAGTCGTGTTCCAAACGTCTTGGCCAAAGACTCGTTGAGTCTTTTCGCTGATCTGTTGTTTTTAAAAAGGTCGGTTGTTCTCATTTTATGGGATCCAATTTGATGTAGTATTTATTCAATTCACAGCAAACGTTCTGCTTGATTTTTAGCAGTAACGGTTCGATCTCGGCTTTCGCAGTATCGAGCCCACAGCATATCTGCACGATCATAGTCCTGAGTATGTATGGCTTTTTGATGCTGAGCCCTTAACATCTGGCTGTCAACAAACCAACGTCCGTATTCTTGATCGGCTCGATATAACAGATCAACAGATACATGACCGTGTCTTAGAGCCAGGATATTGGCCATTTTGATGGCCACAGAGTTTAGGTGTATTTCTGCGTAGATCAGCTGAGATTTCCTGTAAAGGAATTTGAGATTGTCTTGATTGGTTATTAGTATATCGCCCACTAGGATACCATCCGAAGTTTTAACAGGAATGATATTTTTAGATAATTCTCGACGAACTATCTGTTCTAGTCTACGGCTAATTTGTGTCATAAAAAAAGGACCTATGGTCCTTATTTAAGTGCGTATATTTTATAGTCCCAGGAACTTGAGTAAATGTGGGAAATGCACTGAATTAAGCCAACCAGTGCCTGCGGCAAACGCCAAGCCAACCATGGCATAGGTTGTCCACTTATTTTTAAGTTTTTCTAGATCGCCGATTTTACTAGCAAGTTCTGCATGTTGGCTGTTTGATGCATCTGCCATTTCACACAGTTTTTTATCTAGCATGTCACGAGTGTTGTCTAAACAGTCGTGCATGTCCTTGACATCGGTTTTGAGGTCGTCGATTTTTTCTTCAATGTTGATAACTTTGATTTCAACTACAGCTACTCGTTCAGGTAGTGCAGCTAATTGTGCTACAGCTTCTTTAGTGGCCATTATGGCATGTTTCCTTGTATGTTAAGTCAAGTGCTCGCTCCGAGCCATGTGCCTAAGTTAGTAACTGCCTAATGGGTGCCTTTGAACTAGTATTTATGTTGACTGTGCGAAAACACACTTTGTCTAAATCATTGTTACCCAAGTATTTATCATATCACCCTGAGTTTGAAAGGCAGCAGGGCTGATGTCTTCGCTGTTTTCTAAATCAACGACCACAGGCACATGATTGAGATCATGTGCCAATAGATAAACTGGATCATCGTTGTGAAGGAAAACCTGATCACGTTCACAATCAAACTCCCAGGTCCAATACGTGGCCTTGCCTTGGGCCGGCTCAGGCAGTCTTCCTGTATGCTTTTTTGGGTCACGCAACCATTCCACGTTGGATCGCATGCCTATAGCCTGTAGCAGGCTGTTGAAGTTGGCTTGTTGACCCAACAGAGTCTTGTCGGTGTCGTTCCTATCAGGTTGGCTGCGGGTTATATCTACGAGAGTAACAATTCGGTATCGTGCCATAATGTATGTATTTAACTCATAGAAATTCAGCCAACAAAAAAGGACCTTGCGGTCCTTTAATGCTTCCCATCCCTGAGAATTAACTAATTACAGTGCTGGTGTAAAGACTGCTTCAACAGTAACAGTGCAACCACCAATACCGGCTGCTGCGTCTGTTGTGTCAAATGTACCAGTGCCTTGAACACGCATGAACAATACATCTGTTACACCGCTTTGGAAAGCTGCGCCGTTAGCTGTACCGATAGCTGCTACAGTGAATGCATCGCCTGTGTTAGATGGTAGGGCACCTGCTACTCCGCCTGCTTGTGTGATTGCGTTACGAATTGATGTAACGTTTGCGTCTGTCATGTTTGTCAATGCAATTTTCACGATCAACTCACGACCTACGTCAGCTTGGTTGATTACGTGCTTGCCAAAGTTTTGGCCAAATGTTGCTACTGTTGCACCTGTGTTGTCGACTGTTTCGACTCTTGATAATACGTCTGCCATGATATGTTCTCCTTAATCAATGACCTCGCTCAGAGGTCGGCATAGTATTTATATTGGTTTGGCAAAATCACGCCGAAACAGCTGTTAATCAGCTCTAAATGGAGTCCAGCGGTCTCTGGGCACTAGTTTTACGGAGTCCCGGCCTTTGACATAGCCTTCCCCACCGGGTTTTCCACCAGTGTTTGCAGTAATATCTCCTTCGGCAGCATCTAGCTCACGAATTACTTCGTCTTTGGCTTTCATCAGCTCAACTACTAGAGAAAACATGGCATCCATGGTTCCGGGATAGGTAGTGTTTAATCCTGCAATTTTCTGCTGTTGTCCTGCACTGACCTTGCTTGTAGGCAACCATCCAAAGAATGCCTTAGAGTTTATGTTATCCAGTGCTTTAGCCTTGCTTTGATTATTGACAAATGTGTAGATAATATTCTGTAAGCCGCTGAGTCCTGGGATTGGACTCAGTAGTTTGTCTATGTTGGCAGCATGTTGATTGGCTAGTTTCTCAATGACTTTTAAGTTGTCTGCATTGACTGCGGGCTTAGAGTTGACATAGGTCTGCCCAAATACAGCCAGCTCTGGGTTGGCTGCAAATGTCTCAGGACTTTCAAACGGCTCACCACTCTTGTCACCAAAGTAACCATAGACCTGATGCGCTGCCACAGCAATTTTAGCCTTGGCTAATTTACGGCCGACTTCGCTGGATACCTTAACAGAGTATGTGGTTTGATTAGGTGTAAAAGATATTCTACCATCGGCGCCCTGATAAGGTTTGCCTGGATGAAACAGTATGTCACCATAAACATAACCTTTGAAGTCTGCAGGAGTTGCCTTTTCAAATATGGGCCATAGTGCTGCCATATCACTGGCAAATTTATCTCGCCATTCTTCGCCTTTGCCGCGACTCAGAATAAACTGTTTGAGATCTTCTGGACTAGAACTTTTGCCTTCTTCACGTCCCCAGTTGTTTTTGCCAACCATACGGAAAGTGCCATCTTCGTCACGCCCCCAGTATACTGTAGGATTACCGTCCCATTTAATAGCAACATCGCTGCTATCTTGACTTAGTCCTTTGAGAACTTCTACAGCACGACGAGCACCGTTGGGCTCTGTGAACACTAGATCTTCTAGGTGATTAAACTCCCTGCCCACTTTCTTCGGCGCTGGAGTTTCAGCTTCGGTTAGTATTTCCCAGAATCTCATTTTACTATTTCTATGAGCTGGCGCATCCAACCTATACTTCCTGGTTGGTAGCTTTCTATTTGATTGGCCTTGGGCAACTCTATGCCCTGCTTGCCTAGTGTTTCTCTAGCCCCTGCAACTAATTCTTCATAGTTGGGCAGTTTTTTAATGTAGTTAAGGATGGCATCTACTGAACGGATGTCTTTGATGGTAGCAGTCTGTCCCAACAATTCTTTGGCGATTTGATTCCAATCATTGCCGTTAGGCAGCAGTTCATCTGTTTGTGGATTTAATATCCCGTGCTTGGGACTATACTTCATGTTCTTGGCTCTGGCTATAGAACTCAATAGAATGTGACGATGTTCGCCACGATACTCTCCGCCACCGCTGATCATTGATCCTTGTTGAAACTTGGGGTTAGCGGAGAACATAAAGTCTGCTTGCACAAACCCGTTGGCTGGATCACCTTTGATAGGCACCTTCCAATGCACATTGTCACCGCTTAGTTTGATGTTCTCTTTGCCAAACTGTGATATCAACTTATCAGCAAAGGTTCTTTTATCTACTTCGTTAGCGTCCACGCTGAGGTCTAGATCGCCGGAACTGTTGCGCTCAAAGGTGCCATCTGGATCTTCTTTGCGTCCAGTGGTGCCTAACCATTTTACTGGCTTTTTATCGTCTAGATCTTTTTCTTTGGTAAAGTCTAGCCCTGTGATCTGTTCGATGTAGTCTACTGTGCTTTCTACATCTGCAGTGGCAATGCGCTGTGTCAGAGGTTGCTTGTCTGCACCTTTGAATACATTTCCACCTTCAAATAATTTACTCTGATTCATTTAACTGTCTCTTGGTTCTTTTGGATTCGGCGATCTTACGTATGCCGCGGGTGAATTTGGCGGGATCCTGTCCACGTATGGCGTTTAACAATCTACGCTCTAGCTCATCTGCTTGTTCTGCTGTGTAGTGTTTTTTCAACGTTTCTAGCAGATTAATAGCTGAATTGATGATGTTAGTGGCACGGCTTTCAAACAGTTCGTCCTTGTTACGGATTTCTGCTAATTCATTTAATTCCTGCAGGATTGATCTTGTTTTTAGTTTCATATGCCTTTCCCAGTCAAGTATTTACCCTCTGTGTATCATTTGATATTATACACTGTTTGTTCTATTTAATCAAGTTGTAACACTACTCATGGTAAATACTGAGTAGGAACACTGAGTTCTACACACACTTACAGAGGAAAAGTATGAAGACTATATCAAACAAGATGTTAGCCATCTTGGAACGTTTATCCGAAATGTTTCCAGGATCTAGCTATCAAACACGCTTAGATGCATATCTAAGCACCAAAGGCATTACCGATGCCGCACAGTTGGAAATCTATCTCCGACAATTCAACTCCCAAAAGGAAAGTTATCTATGAAAACAATTTTAAACTCAATCTGGTCATTTTTAGAAGCATTTGGACAAGCACGATATGCTGCAAGTCTTGCACGTCAGGGGCGCACTGAAGAAGCCAAAGCCGTATACGGAGCTTGATAAATATTGGCATGAACTTGGTGTATATACACGGTGCCAATGCCACCAGCGAAAGTTTCAATTATATCAAGAGTAAACTGGGTACGGGGCTAGACATCAATTACGATAGTCGCAATGGGTTTGAAAATAACCTAAAAGACATGCAGTCAACATTGCAGAACTATCAGAACCTAGTGTTTGTTGCACATAGTTTAGGCGGTATATACGCATTACATCTAGCTAATGCTATACCCGATAGTGTTAAGGGTGCTGTTACATTGAGCACTCCGTATGGTGGTGCAGAAGTAGCGGATTATGCTCAATACTTTTTGCCATTTAGCAGACTAATGCGTGATATTGGTCCTAGCAGTTGGGTAATGAAGCAGGCTAGTAAGATTAAGATACAGCATCCTTGGACTAATATAGTAACCGTTAAAGGACAAAGTCCGTTTATGCATGAGCCCAATGACGGGGTAGTTACTATTGCCAGTCAAAAGCATCATGCAGATATGGAGTTAGTAGAAGTAGATTATAACCACTATGAGGTTGTGCTCAGTGACGTAGTGGTTAAACTTATTAAAGAACGAACAAACAAGTTCAAAAAATAAGTTGCTTTTCTATCACAGAGCATATATAATAAGTTAACAGCGAAAAGGAAGTAGTTGTTAATACACAGACATTACACACAGGAGATTATTATGTCAAACGCATTTGAAACACCAAAACTACCAGAAGTTAAATTCAACAAGAACGGATATGAAATCCGCACAGACATCTTGGGCATGGCAAAAAGTCTAGTAAGCGAGGACTTCCATGTCAAATTTCAAGGATGGGAAATGACTGCTACTCGTGATGAGAAGACTGGTCAAATCGTTAGTAAAGTTGATATGCCAGAATATCCAGGTTTAGATAAAGTACTAGAAACCGCCGAAAAGATGTATTCATTTGTTAACAGCGGCGTGAAGAAATAATATTACGCTCATAGAGCATTACATAGCGGTAAAAGAAAAGCAGCCTCCGGGCTGCTTTTTCTTTATGCGTTTCTAAGTTTTGCTAAGCCTGCATAGCTAAACAATTTAAACCACATCCATCCAATATCGAATTCAAACCAACGACGGCTCAATTTAGGATTAGCAGGATCCAAGTGATGATTGTTGTGCAGTTCTTCCCCGCCAATTAATATGCCCCAAGGCATTACGTTATGACTGTGGTCTTTGGTTTCACCATTGCGATATCCCCACCAGTGGCCTACACCATTGATAAAGCCAGCGGCCCAGAATGGAATCCATATCATCTGAACACCCCACACTACAAATCCCCATGGCCCAAATAACAAGAGATCTATGATCAACATTAAGAGAATGCCAAGGCGATGGTGGGGTGTATATAGTTTGCGTTCGATCCAGTCTTTGGGAGTGCCGGCTCCGTATTTTATAACCATATGGGCATCACTGCCTGCGCGGTTATAAAATTTAACTCCGCCAAAGACCAATTGCCAAATACCGAATATGTGAGGGCTGTGTGGATCGCCTTCTACATCAGTATTCTGATGATGCTTACGGTGAATAGCTACCCATTGCTTGGTAGTCATACCTGTGGTAAGCCATAGCCAAAAGCGCATAAAGTGGCTCAATGCTGGGTGGAATTCAATGCCTCTATGTGCTTGGTTTCTATGTAGGTATAGGGTAACGCATACTATTGTAATATGCGTCATTATTAGTGTTGCGATTATCATGTCCATAATTTACTTATCCCGTTGACAATCATACAAAACTGTGTTATAATGCAGTATGAAAAATAAACTTATACTTACAGACGCAGACGGAGTTCTACTAGATTGGGAATGGGCATTCTCAGTTTGGATGCAAGAACGCGGTTACACACTGACAGCAGATAACAAGAAAAGCTATTATCTGCATCATCACTACAACGAGCTAGAAGAAAAGGACTCTAAGAAAGTTGTAAAGACTTTTAATGAGTCAGCTGCTATTGGATTTCTTCCAGCATTGCGTGATTCAGCTCATTATGTTAAAAGGCTGCACGAAGAACACGGCTACGAATTCCGTGTAATTACTAGCTTGAGTCTAGATAAGAACGCACAGAAACTGCGTGAAATGAATCTACGCAAGTTATTTGGCAATGCTATTGAATCAGTTATCTGTTTAGATACAGGTGCAGATAAAGATCTTGCATTGGCTCCGTACAAAGACAGCGGCATGTATTGGATCGAAGACAAACCGCAGAACGCAGATGTCGGACATGCATTAGGTTTGAAATCTATTCTAGTCGAACACGGTCACAACATGCATCATGCTTGCGACTATCCAGTGGTCAAAGACTGGAAAGAGATCTACAGTATTATTGTAGACCATTAACAAAGTCTAGTAATAGATTGTGATGGATACCTCGATGCCAATGCGGCTCGAGGTATTGTTTATTATACCACCATTGTTCACTTTCTAAATGACATCCGATTAGTCCGATATTCTTGTGTATAATCGCCATAGAATCATTGTTGCTATAGGTAGCCACAACGTCCACATTATCACCAACAAATGCACAGCCGTCATAGAAGTACATCCTTTCGTTATTGCCTTTCCATTGCACAGACATGGCCTTGGGATGTGGCCTACGGGTGCAGGTATTAGGTCTTCGAATATATTGTTCTACACTGATATTGGGTAGAAGGTTGAAATAGTATTCTCCTGCCCAATATGCTCCCATGCAGATACCTAGATACTTTCCGCCACGGTTAACAAAGGTCCTTACTGCATCACGATTCCACCTTAGCAGTCTATCAAATCTATCAGCATCACCAAAGCCTCCAGGGAAGCATACGCAGTCAACATCATCAAAGAATGATGATTCAACTTCGTCTGTGGAAAATAATTTGAAACTGTGCTGGGGAGAAAGTGCTTTGATTATTCCGTTTGCGGAATCTACTGCACACACTGGCTGATGTATGAATAACGCAATCTTCATCTTAGAGAATATAAGTGCTCACTTTAGAAGACCATTCCCGGGCACGACTCCGATAATCCTCTGCCCAGCAGCCGGGCAACCCTGAAGTAACGCTAACGTTCCTAAGGTAGGGTGTTCTTCTATTCCTCTCTGCGAATCCCAAGATCAGTTTGATCTATGTTAGGATGCCTTGCAACTATTTGTCTTAATGCATCCTGTTCATCAGTTGCCTGTATGCGAGCCTGCTTGCCGGTACTTCGTAATGTAACAATAAATGTTCCTGGGTCTTCTTGGGGTTCATCTTTCTTTTCCTCTTCGCCACTGTTATAACTCATAGGAAACTTGTTCTTTAGATCGCTGACAGCTTTGGCAGCATCATATCCGCCGCTGACAATCTCAGTGGAGTTCTTTTTGAGTTCGTCGGCGTTGGCTTGGATAGCATCTGCAATACGTTTCATTAGTCCTGGAAACAATTCAGCAAACTTTTCATCTTTACGAACAGTTTGATTACCGTTGTTGATTTGATTGGTAGGAGCATGCAGTTGCCACTTGCCGTTTACATCATCTGCATTCTGTTTGTCAAACACAGAGATGATAGGACCGTCATCTGCATAGCGATTGAACCATGTGGCACCCGAACTCGATCCTGTGCAGAAACTGGCGTTGAAGCCATGTGCATTGTTGAAGTTGTAGCAGGATCCGTAGTTGTAAGGAATAGTGACTAGGTAACGCTCATCATCGATCAGTGTGGTTTCTTTCTTTTCACGTTTGTGTTTTTCAATGACTTCAGCGTCTTTGATTTTATTAAGCTCGTTGCGATAGTCTCTGTTCTGAATGATAGCCTGTATTTGGCGCAGGTTCTTGAACTTGTTGAAGTCTTGATGTGGCTCTTGCAGTTTGCCGCGGACGCTTAGAGCTTTCCAGGCACCCAGTGCATCACCGCCCTCACCGTTGATGTCCTCGTAATCAGCAACACCGTTGATGTACATGCGAGTTAGCCACTCATCAAACTTGCCGTCTTGACTGATATCACCATAGTCCGTGGTCTGTAATGATGCGTCTAGCAACTCACTCCACAACTTTAAAATTTCATCGTCTGAGGGTCTAGGTCCTAGTTTGGCCACCTTGGCCTTGGGCAGTGTGCCATCGTGACGCATGGCAATGCTTAACATCTTAATAGTTTTGGGATCTTTTAATTTAGCTGCTACGTTGGCTTCTAGTACAATTTGATTTAGTTTCATCCTGATATCAAGCTCCTCTTAAAGAAAGAGAGAACTGTTCCTAGTTTCTTTTGATCGCCGCCTGCAATGTCTTTTAACAACTGTGCTGGTCCTTCGTTGAACTGTGCTGAAACGCCGGCAGATGAGCCGTATCGGCTGCGATTAAGATCGCCCGTAGTCTCTGGATAGTAATGGCTGGCTGTCATCAACACTGCTGAGTTGATAGCAGAACTAAGGAAGCCAGGAGTATCTGCATTACCAGCTTCCAGTTGTTCTAGACCGTTTTGTAGTGTTTCAATATAATTCAGTTTACGTTTGGCTTTTTCGAACGCATCATTCTTGATCATGTTGGCAATATGTCCTTTGATGTCTGCTATACTTGCTGTGATAGCACGAGACCATAAGGGTTTGAATTTTGCCACCAAGGTTGACTGGGTGACTTCTGTACCACCGGCGCCTTTTTGGGAATCACGACGTTTCTTTTGCTTGTCACTGACAGCAGTGGTATTGGGTGCCACATAGAACTTGTTTAGTTTGCCGATCTCACCTTTGAGGAAGTCGATGATGTTGCCGCCGCGACCATCAGACACTGAACGAGTTTCGCCGCCTGTGCTGGCCACTGCTTCGTAGCTGCCTGTGCTGCCGCCTCTGGCTCGTATAGCACCTGTGCCTTTGGTTCCTTGTATGATCACCCAAGCGCCTCGATAGCTGTCTTTGAGTTCACTCCATGAAATTTTATCTACAGGGCGATATCCAATATCGTGTGCCAAGCTCATGTCTTTGTGCAGTTTTTGCACTACTTCTTTGCCGCCTGGATTATTGGCGATCAAGCTCATAGTAGTGCTGGCTTCGTTTACATAGCCTTCCAGCAATTGAGCAAAAATTTGATAAGATTCTATACGCATGATATATTTATTGGCACCAGCTTTGTTTGGCTTCACCGTAGTATTCACGGGCTAAGCCGTTGGTAATAAGCCCTTGACGAATGCTCTGACCGTTTACCAAGATGTCTCCCAGTATACGGCCACCAAACTTATCCCATCCATAGATAATAACCTGGTGCTTTGGGTGGGATTGTAGGGCTTGAGTTGTAAATTTACTCGCCAGTTGCGCTCGCTGGTCTTCTTGTGGACATTGAGCTCTGTGTCCTTTTTCTGGCGTGTCAACTCCGTAGATTCTAACAGCAAGTTCTGGTTTGAGCGGTGCTGGTAAAAAGGGGGCGGCGATTACAATAGTATCGCCATCACTCACTCTAATAACTTGTGCATCATATGTTGCTGAATTTTTAGGCATCTTGCCCTGTGCAAATGCTAATGCAGGTGTAATCAGCAATAATAGTAGTAGTTTTTTCATTTCGAATCCTAGAAATTGTTATAAGAGTATTTATTTAAATCCAAGCAACCATTTTAAATCGCTCTTCAGGAATGCCAAAGTATTTGCATTTCCAGCGACTCTGAGCAAAGAAGTCTAGGGGGTACCACTCGGCTTTCTTAGCTAGGATATTCTGCGCTGCGTCTTGCCAATCTATAGCTAACAGCACAGGTTCTACAATCTCTTTTATATACTGAGTTTCTTCGTAGACAAAGCTGTCCCATTCCCAGTGCAGTACTTCAAATGCTCTGCCCTCACGGTCAGCATAGTCCATTGAGAAGTCTAAGCCCCATTTAGGACGAAGTGCTATAACCTTGTTGACCAACGGTAATGTCTTGGCCCAATACTGTAATTCATCTAGAGCAGCACCTGTGTAGCCTTTGCGTTCAAACAGTAGACTGTGATTGAGATGTGAGCCTTCTGTGGTAGGCTGTTGTGTAAACCAATCTTGTTTTAGAGCTCTAAGATGTTCTCTGTGCTTCTTGGGTTTGACTTTGTTACCGTAGGCAAAGTGCTGTTCTAAGGGAGTAAGATCGTAGCCATTTTGATCAAATAGATCAAGGTCATCTATTGTGGGTTGGTACAGCAGTTTCTCTATAGGGTGATCCCAGTAGCCGTTTGAATCAAACTGGTTGCTGGTTAGTGCGATCATTCTTATCTACACAATCTAAACATGAACATTCGTTGCAGTCGCATCCATCAGTCATACAGCTTGCACCACAATGTCCGGTACACCAACAGATGCATTTGGGTTTTAATCTTTGATATGAGGTGTCGTTGTCTTCCAAGATTCGCTCCTTATTTTACTATCGGGCCGCCGGTGATCCAAAGTTCACAGCTACGGGTTCCTGCACATTTGAAATGCAATAGATTACAGTAGCCTAGATCAGCAGCTTCACGAGTCTTTTCAGCTTCATAAGCCTCTTTGCCCATACCGTCGTGTATGCACTTGTACATACTGTCTGAAATGTTAAATGCCGCACAATTTGCACACTGCATGGTCTTAGCAGTCTTTTCATCTATGCCCCATTGCTTGGCTGAGTCTTTCCAATAGTCACCCGGCTCATCGGGATTGGCAGGACCGTAATGATATTCGTCTATGGCTTTTTGACGATTTTTTAGATTAGTATCAATGTTGTATGTAGCAATGGGACAGCCTTTATTTGCGGCTTCTACTATGTTGATATATTTTCTGTATGTCATAGATATGTATTACTGATTAAGTAACCCTCAATTTGTCCACCAACTGCTGTATTGTTAGGTACACTTGCTTGCCACTGTATGTCAGTCTTTTCAGTGTAAGGTCGAGCAACAACTTTGAGAGAGTTATATTGGTCCAAGATAGGAAAGTTTAATATAACATTAATTAGCCCATCTGGGCGCTGGGTAAAACTACGATAAGACGCAGGTTGACTGGAGTTAATGTACCAGTTGCTCTGCGTTAGATAAAATGTGTAGCCTGCTGGCACGGTGTAGACAGTCATCTGACTGCGGCCTGAACTGGGACCGGCAGCGACAGTGTTAATGTATGCCAGTGTGATTGCTTTGTCACTGCTGCCTGCATGTATCTGTCCCAGGTTGTTTGGGGCACGGGTAAGACTGATTGAGTTTATTCTCAAAAACAGTTTAGTGGTCAGCACACCAGTAGTACCATTGGTCAGCAATACTGTTTCAGTTTGAGATACATAGTCGGCATCTAATCCGTCAATACGCACACTGACATCGGCATCGGATGCCGACGCACTCCATACTCGAACTACCTGTGCTAAGGCAAAATAAACATAGGCACCGCCTTCCCACGCTGGGAGAAATCCTGTACCCGAAGACAGTCTGTATCCACTAATGCTTAATCCTGAGACGCCTGGAACCTTACCTTGTGCCACTGCTAGATTAAAATCTAAATTGCGTAGACTAGGTTGTCCTCCAGCGTTGTATTCCATAGCCATGTGCAGATCGGAAGTGTTGGGTTCCGATGTATGCTGATAGTTGGTACTGTTGGGGTTTAGAATTGGCATTTAGAAGCCGTTAGTTGCTGTATTATAGAACACTTTGCCAGTCCAGGTTTGTGTCTTGGCCTGTCCTGCGTGTTCGTAGCTGGCAAATAGTTGTCCAGGGCCTGCAGGACCGTTGCCAAACTGTATGCGTAACGGATAATATGTGCCGGCAACTAAACTTATTGTAGCACTGACTTCATTGAGTCCGTGCAGGCCACCATTCTGCACCAGTGCGTTTGCTGTAGTGAATCCAGTTAATGCTGTTGGTCCAATCCATAACCAACTGCCGTCATCTGAGTTTAGATAGAATGTATGTGTTCCAGTATAGGTTGCTAAAAAATAACCTTTGTATTCAATACTGGTATTGTTTAGTAAACTTGGTTCACTGATAGTGGTATCAGTGCCGTTGTAGTCGTTGGGGGCGGCTTTTAGTGCGGCTGTGGCAAAGAATGAAGGCGTATCGTTGAAGTAGAGCTCGTAGTCTGTTCGCCAGATATTTGGGGCGAATGTGATACCTGCTATGTTTAACCATGGACGACCATTAAGCAACCCGCCAGTGTTGGCATTGTCATCTGCGGCTGTAGCATAGGTATCTGGTAACAGAGTAATATCCAAGGTATTGTTCACTCGATAAAATATCTTAGTTGTATCCGGACCTGAGGCAATTGTTCCGTCGGCATTTAATGTGTACCCCTTACGCTTTAGTTCTGCAATGTCCAGCTTGGCTGATTGCCTTTCTGCTTTGGTTGTTAGTGTCGATATTCCATTTATAGCCATTATCTTGCTCCATAGACCTTGCCCGGGTAAATGCTAGGCTGTTCGCCGCGAATATCCGCAGGATGTTTAGGAGTCTGCATACCGCCCCCTGCTGCTGTGGTAACTGAGTCTAGGTCTGCATATTCTTCTCGTGGAGTATTTGAATACTCTGTAGGTTCGCCGTTGTCTGCGAGATCCACAATCTGACGGAATCTACGAACATCGTCATCATAGAATTGTTCGTTGGGTGTCGATTCATCAGGTTGCGCTATATCAGTTGCGTTTTCAGCATGATCAATCATATCTAATATACCACGAATAATTTCTTGCACTCTCATTAATGTTCTCCGATATGATATTTATTAAATACAAGCATGATAAACAAAGAACCCTTTAACACTCTACTCAAAACACTCAAAGACACGGGCAAATACCGTGTGTTCAACGATATCATCCGTGAAAAGGGCAAGTTTCCTTCAGCCATGTGGTACGGGCCATACAACATCAAGAGCATCACAAACTGGTGTAGCAATGACTACTTGGGCATGGGCCAGCACAAAGTTGTGTTGGATGCCATGCACACAGCCCTAGACCACACAGGTGCAGGGTCAGGCGGCACACGCAACATAGCAGGTACCAGCCACTATCACGTAGCATTGGAATACGAGCTGGCCACTCTACACAACAAGGCACGAGCTCTGCTGTTCTCATCAGCCTATGTAGCCAACGAATGGACTCTGATTGCTCTAAGCAAGATCATACCCAACATACATTTTGTTTCGGACAGTGAGAACCACAACAGTCTAGTCATCGGTATGGTTCACAGCCGAGCACCTAAAACTGTGTTTCGTCACAACGATCTCAATCACCTAGAAGATATATTAACAAGCATACAACTCACAGGCAATGTGCCTTGTATTGTATTCGAATCAGTTTACTCAATGGATGGCGATGTTGGACACATCAAAGAGATCTGCGACCTAGCAGATAAGTATGGTGCTATAACATATATCGATGAAGTTCATGCGGTAGGACTCTATGGACCCCACGGTGGTGGGAAAGTTGAAGAGCTAGGGCTACAATCCCGTGTTGACATAGTCAACGGTACATTAGGGAAAGCCTATGGAGTCCAAGGTGGCTATATAGCTGCCGATGCAGAGGTCATTGACGCCATCCGTTCTGTAGCTGCTGGATTTATCTTTACCACAAGTATGAGCCCTGTGAGCTGTGCAGGTGCATTAGCTGCGGTCAAGTATCTAAAGGATCATCAAGAGCTGAGAGACAAGCATCAAGAACGAGCTCGTAAACTCAAACATAGATTGGCTGTGGCTGGCATGCCTGCAATGGAATGCACCAGCACACACATTGTTCCTATCCTAGTTGGGGAAGCTATGCGTTGCAAGGCCATCAGCGATGAACTGCTCAACGAACACAACATCTATATTCAACCCATCAACTCGCCTACTGTGGCTGTGGGCACGGAGCGGTTGCGTCTAGCACCTACTCCGTTCCACGATGATGGTATGATTGAAGATCTAATTACTGCTCTGACTGCTTCGTTTGCGTGTCACCCGGCGCAAGTCTAAATCGATCTTCAACGTAGTCTGGAGAGCCAACTTCAAAGATCACACTGTTGGCGACCAAGGCTTCGATTTGATGCGGACCAAGAGCTCCGAAGTCTGCAGTTTTGCCTTCTTCTAGGATGGCTTCCTTGGCTTCACCTGTGCTAACATCAATGTAGGTTACTTTGAATCTACCAGCATTGATGAACCAACTCTTGTATTTTTCTTTGTGAAACACTAAACTGGTTTTGGCTCCTGCACGTTCGAATACCAGGAGTTTTCCGCAGTATTTGTCGTTGTTGGCCCATACCAATTCAAATCCCCACCCTTTGTCTATTTTACCTAATGTTTGTAAGTTCATGGTCGTTTCTCGATTATTTTATCTACTAGGCCATAGGCCAGTGCTTCTTCTGCTGACATGAAAGTGTCACGATCCATGTCACGCTCGAAGTCTTGATAGGTCTTGCCTGCGGTATTGTGTTTGACATAAAGTTCAGTTAAGATGGTTTTCATCTTGGTGATCTCTTTGTATTGGATCTCAATGTCGCTTTGCATGCCACGAGCACCGCCCGAGGGCTGATGGATCATGTGACGGGCATAGGGCAACATATAACGCTTGCCTGCTGCGCCTGCCTGTGCTAGGAATGAACCCATTGAACAGGCCTGCCCCATCACATAGGTAGCAACAGGACAACGAATAAACTGCATGGTATCATAGATACTCATGCCGGCAGTGATAACACCACCTGGGCTGTTGATAAACATGCTGATTTCTTTGTCTGGGTTTTCGCTTTCCAAGAACAGCAATTGGGCTACAACTAGATTGGCCATGTGATCTTCTACAGGACCATTCAACATGATAATACGCTCTTTGAGCAAACGACTAAAGATGTCGTAGGCCCGCTCACCTTTTGATGTAGATTCAACTACCATTGGTACTAACATAGAATTCCTTTTGTGCAAAATTAAAGTATAACGTGTCTAGTAATTATTGTCAAGGCTCTTGTTTTCTTTGTAATCTGAGCATATAATAGTCATGTAATCAACCCGCAGTTAAATATATCATGAGCACCCTTTTATTAAATGCAGACATGCAACCTGTAAGCCTTTTACCCTTGAGTGTAGTAGATTGGCAGGAAGCCATACGATACATGGTTCTGGACAAGGTCAAGGTATTGGAATGGCATGACGATTGGATTGTCCACAGTGCCAGATGGCAGACTCGTGTGCCTGCTGTGATCATGTTGAACACATATCAAAAGCCCAAACATACCATGCGGTTAAGTAAACGCAACATATTTCTGCGTGATGCCTACACCTGCCAATACTGTGGCACAACAGTCACAGAAATCAATGCCACTTTGGATCATGTGCATCCTGTGAGTCTGGGCGGCAAGACCACCTGGGAAAACTCCACCACGGCCTGCAAGCACTGTAACTATCGCAAGGCAGCTCATGTGGGTAAAATGAAGCCACGGATCGCTCCCTATAAACCTACATTTTGGGATCTAGTTGCCAAACGCAGGGTCAGAGGATATCACATGGCGCATCCTAGCTGGGCAGACTATTTGGGTGTTTAATTAGTTGACAATTCACTCCTGAGATGCTATAATATTAGCATTGTAACAGATTAGGAGTGGATGTGCGCTATATTTTGGCATCATGGGATCGAGAAGGTTTTGAATGTCTGCAAGACATTACCAACAAACATCCAGACTCCTGGGACAAAGGACAACTCATAGAAGCTCTTCGAGGTAATACACCGCAGAGAAACCCGTTGTCTGAACAGATCGGAGCGATGAAACTTCGTGCTAGTTTTAACAGTCAACGTTGTTATGAAATCTATGTGTTCACTACACAAGACGACATAGAATTCAAAGATGTAGAGGATTGGATGATTGCTGATCCTCAGAGTTTGGTAGACTGGGTGCGTGTTAATCACTACGCCCAAATCTATTCAGACTATGAACCCAATCGTAAACCCGTAATTGTTTAAGGACTAAAATGCGAACACAACCACAAGAAATTATTGCCCGACTCGAAGCAGACAACAGCCGTTTGGCCAAAGAAGCTATTCTTGCAGAAGCAATGACAGAAGGGCTAGATGAATTCTTCGAAGGAGTTCGCTGGTGTTTGGACAAACTGCATACCTTTGGAGTCAAGCAGG